TTTAACAAATTCCATCATTTGTAACATCTCCTTTAAATTTTATTGGTTTTTCATACTATCACATGTAAATTTTGCGAATTAAAAAAATAAAGGAACCCATGTATAGTACACGGGCTCCCAAATTACTACTCAGCTGTCTCTTCTTTATCTGGGTTATTCTCCAGAAGTCGAATTTGACGCTCCAGTACAGCAATGTTGTATTCAAGCTCAGCGATATGAACTTTACCAGCTGCTACTTCAGTAGTTAGTTTCTCAATGACATATAAGTATTTTTCTTTATCTTCCATATTAACCTCTCAATCCATTCTCAATAGGGCTTTGGTCTGCTGCCCGTGTCAACTGAACATAGTAATGGTGATTAGTGTCAGAACCATCATCGACATGTAGATACACCCCGGACTTCCATGTTACAAGACCCATCCAACGTATACCATATACAGTCGGATATCCGTTTATACCCTCAACCGCGGTATCCCATGCCGAGTTGGTCATTACCGGAACGTATTTATGTCTACTAGGTCGGCCATGTAGCCATGTCGGGCCAAGCATACGCCCTGACACTTCGAGAGCTAAGTCAGTGTTGTTACCATTACCTTTTTGGATTTGTAACCGATTGTTCCGTATATACAACCACGCATCATGACCAATTCGGATAGATTGTTTAGCACTAATACGGTCAGCGATTAAGTCCTGAGTAACAATCTTACCGATAGCGGCCTCTAGACCAGTAATCTTCAACGCGTCAAGTCCTTGAATTTTGGCATTCGTGATTGTTGCGTCTGCGATTTGAGCAGTACCAATAGAACCGTTCTTAATCACCGCACCGTCTAAGAATGCTTTACCTGACACTTGTACGTCACCGTCTAATAAGATGTTCTCACCTTTGATACGTACACCAGACTTATTTAAGTTAATCTGTGACACAAGGTCTCCTGCACCGTTTAAATGTGAGATAGCCCATGAGTCAGACATTTTCTTCTCAATTAAACGACTTAATGGCTTATTAACTCCATCGACGTCGGCTTTGATAATATCCTCTTTTGTCCAGTCACCCTCCATAAGTACCCAATTCCATAACTTGTAATCTGCACTTGCTATTGGGAATTTGAGTTCTATGTCTGGTGTAGCGATATAATCGTTCTGACCAACAGTGAATTTGTACAATTGCCCAATACCTGGCGTGATAGATTTCGTCCTATTAAATTGAACGGTTGGTGTTGCATCCGTGTGCTCAACTCTTTTAACTCTAACGTTTTTAAAAGTTATTTTATTGTAAATAGGCTGCGTGAACCAAAGTCTAATGTGGCCTATTCTACCGTCCATGTCCTGGTCAACATTAATGTTATACCTATGATAGTAATATTTACTATCGCTCAGCAATCCTCGGTCAGAGAAACTATGAGCACCATTTTTAATGTCTTTTGTAGAAGAATCCAAATAATCTATACTAAGACGTCCAAATGTACCTTTGGTATCGAATGCTAGCTCATATTGACCACGTTTTAACGGTTTATTAAGTTTCAAATAGATTCCATAATAACCGGTATTTATATTAGGATTTGACATATCACTTTCACTAAATGTAATACTATACTCATTATAAGTATTCCCATAATTAAAATCTGACTTAGGATATATACGAATCATACTGGAGGTAACTTTAACACTATCTTTAGTATTAGGTAATAAGTTTTTTCTATCAAATCTAGGTGTTTTTGTTAGATTATATAGTAGAGTATACGTTTTACCAATTTCTAAATTTTTGTTTAATTTAATTTTACAGCCAGCAGAACGTTCGTCAATTATATTCCAAGGACTGCCATCATAGCCAAGGTCTTCGTCTTCAGAACGTACGGACATTTCAATAGCCTTGTAACTAGGATTATCCGAAGCTCTAAATGGTGTGATAACATCCACACTCTGCTCAGTAGTATTTATGACATTCAGCTTATCTTCAAAATATTTGAATGCTGTTGGGTCATATATTAGATTTTTAGATTCGCCAATCATCATGTTATTAACGATATCTGTCACAATACCCGTATCTGTTTGTAAGGTTGATACAAGATTTGTTTTAAACCCATCGCTGGTAATCACTTTAGTGGAAAGTTGACCAAGTTCATTTTTGACTTCACTAATTGTTACTTTAGAGTCACTATCGACTTTAGCAATACGTGACTCTAGCCTTTGCTCCTCTATAGCACTCTGTCTACGAACAGTGGCAATCATGTCCGTTAAATGCTCTTCCGTTTGAGTTAAATCATTGTTAACATCCGCACGTAACTTATTTTGAGCGTCCTTAACCGCATTGTTAACAGCCTCAGTAATCTTCTCTTTGTCCAGAGGTTTAGCCTCAGGTACCCAAGCTTGACCGTCCCATACATATAGTTGAGTCTTATCGCTGTTCTCTTGATGCCACACAATATCCCCAACTTTATGGTCAGTTCCTTCTGGTAGTTCTGAAGTATAATATACTTTGTTAACCCCATTAGCGGCAGTAGTCACATATTCACGTAAATTAGACTCAATTTGTCTAGTGTAGTCCTTCAAGTCCTCAAGTTTCTTTGTAGTAGTATCGGCAGTAATCTTCTCATAAAGACTGTTATGCGTACTACCCGCGGATAACTCAATAGTTGTTTCAGACAATACATCAAAGCTAATCTTAGTGATTTTCATCGGCATATCGATATCTAGACTTGGTACATAAAACGTAGCTGTGTCACATACACTAAATTGTTCTAAAGCAGCAAGTTCAGCTTTTGTGTAATACCCGGTATCGGATAGTTGTTTAATGTTAACGTCAACTGATGTATTAGGTTTATCAATATTGTCATGATTAGAGAACCAATGTTTTACCTTACGGTGGTTCATCAGTTGTTCCTTAGTTTTAATATCTTCTTGTGTTCCGTCTTTCTTGTCAAGCTTTTCTTGAGAGAAATCAACAGCTTGGAAGAATACAATAGGGTAGTCACCAACGTGTTTAGACATTACAACGTCACCTTCAACAAGGTGTTCGACTTGCTTGTCATCTACGTATTTACACCATGGTAAAATAGCAGTTACTAGACCTTTAGCACTAATATTGTATTTGAAACCCTCCAAGTTCTTAGCAGGACGAACCACGTTACCACGGTTAAACCCACGTTTACCAAGGATATCAATACCCGTATTTTTACGTCTAACTTCCCCACCGAAACGGTGAACAAATGACCACTCAGTACCAACAAGACATTCTAATGGGTTCTTGTATTTATACTGAGAAATATCAACTTCGGTGTCCTTAGCAGGAATATCCGATTTGAGCGTGAACCCGTATGGTAGCTTGTTAATCATTTTCTCCTGCATTAAGTCTAATACAGCTTGTGGGTCACGTTGAACTGACGTTACATCACCGACCATACAGCTACCGAAGTCATTAGTACGACTGTACGCATTAATAGTTATAGTACCACTGACCAAGTCTTTATTTAAATCGTAAATACGGAATAAATGTTCCTCATCTACATTATTAGGTTTAGCTAAGATTAATTGGTGAAACTCAAACGTATTTGCTAATGGACCATTCGCCGGATATGTTAACTCCAACTCAAGTGGACCATTACGTTCTTCAGTAACCTCACATTTAAGAGCGTGTGTAATAAGACCTAGACCGTTATTTTGAAAATCGCCAGGCCAGTTTTTACACGTCTTATCATATAAGATAGGTATCATACTAAAATCCTCCAGTTCGGTGTAACCGATAGTTCAGATATATTTCCTGAAGTTAGTATACGGTATGACCCAGGAATCCTCATGAACTCACGAGTTTTCATTTTTAGGTTGGCGTTTATTTCTACAGAAGTAGTATACCGACTTTCATAAGTTAATCCGTACACGAATTTCATATCGTTATCTATAACAATTGGAGTGTCGTTTGTTAAGTTAACTAAATTATATCTTTGTGTAATATCTCCGTATGTTGCAGTGATATAAACCTCTCCCGAACCGGTAACTTTAAACGTTGGGAAACTTGTAAAGAACTGTCCAGGAGCTTCAACATTTTCTGTCAGTTTCTCATGGTCACTAATTAATACTATAGCATTAGTTTTCTTTGTTTTGTATGGAGCTACGGATAACTTAATTTCAGTTGTCTGTACTCCGTCGTAGAAATACTTATTCGCATAAGAATAGTTTTCGACTAAAGCACAACGGTAAATTACGCCCGGGTCGAAATAGAATTCAATATCGACGTAACCACCAGTAGATAATGCGTAAAACAGTTTTCTACGATATAGAGCTCTCTCCTCCTCATGAGCTAAAATAGCTAAATTAAGAGTAATCTCTGTATTCTCATACGCATGCTCATCTTGATAAACAGCCCCGTTGAAAGCGTAAGGCGAAACTGCATTCATCTTACGCTTTGGAGCCATAATATCAGGACGGTCTTGTATGATAGTTTTAAATTCGTTAAAGGCGGAAATTCCGTTTATAAAAAATTCCCCCGGGAATAAATCTACCATCCTCTATACAATCCTTTCGACATTTGTTGTGATTCAGCATGATTTTTTAGGATACGGTCAACTTCGAATGCGATTTCTCGAACCGTAGTCTCGTTGGCGTTTCCGTTCACTGTCACGTTGACCACGTTACTAATGGAATTGCCTCCATTTTGAGCTTTCGGACCACCAGTTACAGGGTCGACACTCAACAAGGCATTATAGTTTTGTGGACTCCATTTATCCACATTTGACAAGTCCATAACAGGACGAATCTTTGGTTCATATACAGGTTGCTCATCAAGTCCTTGTGCCATATCAACAGCGTCAAGAATTGCTTGACCGAATTGTTCACCAGTATTCTTAGCTTCATCAATCCAGCTTGCTAAACCGATAACCGCACCCTCACCATAGTAAGAACCGATTTTCTTCATCGCTCTAGAAGGTGAACGTACGATACCGACCCAACGTAAAGCGCTCATTGCAGCCTCACCGATTGCGGAAGCGGCGTTAGCAGCAGCTTGAGCCCAAGAACTTACACCGCTTACGAACCCTTCACCGAAGTAAGAACCGATACCATGTGAGCCCTCTGATGAAGACTCTAAGTTAGATTTAGCTCCTCCACCTAAACGACTACCTGCATCTTTAGCTCCACTTTCGTGAGCACCTACCGCAGATACGAAGCCACTACCAGCTTTGTCACCCGGAGATTTCGCATCAATACTGTTTAAGGTACTTTCGGTGTTAGACTTGATTTTGTCAAATACGCCCTTGATACCCCCAATATGTCCTGCAGCAGCGCCTTCAAAGTTACCTGAAGTGGCATCCCCTTTAGTGCTAGCTTCTGCGGCCATAGCATTAGATTGTGCACTGAATGTTGTAGCAGCTTCAGTGAACCATGCGTTAGGGTCATTACTTAGAACCCCTGTACTCCAGTTAACCGATACACCTTGACCAGCAGTGAACGCATTACTTACTGCAGTTTGCACACCATCAGCACCCCAAGACAACCCTTCAGCAATCTTGTTAGCGACAGCGTTACCGTCAGCTCCGTCAGCCGCAGCTTGAGTAGTTTGAGCACCTAATTCTGTAGCTTGAGTAGCCAATCCACTAGTGTCAGCGTTTGGGAAGCTCTTTGTAATTTGGTCAATGTACTCTTGAGGTAACTCTTGACCTTGCGCAGCAAACTGCTCCTTCAATTGGTTAATCATAGTAGACGAATCAATCGGAGCACCCGTATTCATCTTATCTTGGATAAGTTTCTTAACATCCATACCGGCTAGGTTTTCAGGAAGTTTAAGTCCGTCAACCACACCCTGACCAAGTTCTTTACCCTTCTCTTGACCAAGTCCTTTAAGGTCTTGTTTTTTCATTTGAGCAGAGAATAGGGTCATCATACGGATGGCTTCTTCTTCAGTCAACGTACCACTTTCTTTAAGTCCTCTAACGAACTCGTAAGCAGCGTTCATACCTTCTTGATATGTACCGCCTTTCTTAGCGATACCGTCGAACATAAGTGCCACTTGTCGTTGAATTGTTCCTTTATGTTTTTCAGGAGCGAAACCTGCCATTAACTCAGCCATCTTAGTGGCACCAATAGTGGTCATCGGCATATCGTTGATTAGTTTAAGGTCTTCAGCAACCACACTAGCAGGGCTATTATTATGGAATGCTGCGTGGAACCCACCAACGATATTGTTAGCCATAGATGTAAAGCCTTGTTCGACACTCTTAGCGCCGTTCTCAATAGCTTCCATCGTTCCTTTAAGCATGTCGCCAACGATTGGTAACCCGCCTAATACATGTTTCAAGAACCCGATAAGTCCTTCGTTAATTAATCGCATGATACCGGCAATCATACTACCAAATGCACTGATTACACCTTTAAGCATGTTCTCAGCACCAAGTTTAATAGTAGGACCTTGACTTTCGAAGGCTGATGCCAACCATTGTCCTAATCCACTGAACGCTCCAATAAAGAACGAAGGTAGTGCAGTTATAGCTGCGATGAAGACTTTACCTAAGAACGTAGCAAGTTTAGCTGCTAACGTTGGTGCGGCATTACCTAGATTATCGAATAGACGACCCAGTCCTTCCGCAATTCTAGGTGTTTGGTCGGCAAGACTGTTAATACCGTCAGCGACACTTTGACCCATTTGTGGGAATATTTGAATAAGTCCTTTAATAGCATTAAGTAATAGTGCTACAGAACCTACAATCAATGCAACACCGGCACCGAATAGGAATGCACCTCCACCTACAGCTGCAACCACTACTGAGATAGCGCCCGCTAATACAGTTAATCCTGCGGCTACTTGTGGAATGGCACCAACAACACCTGCGACTATTAACACTCCGGCCATAACCGCCGCAATAGCAACACCCGCACGGATTAAACCGTCTGCTGGAATATTAGCTAACGTAGCAAGTGCTAACGATAGAACTGCTATCGAACCAGCCATTAGAATGACACCTTTAAGTTTAGCAATACCTGTTATCGGCATACCAGCGATGATACGCATAGCAACAGATAAGGCTAACATTACACCACCTAACGCTAAAGCAGACGCTAGAACGTTTTGTGGGTTAAGTAGTGATAATAACCCAAGTGGGATAGATATCAACGTCATGATAGCAGTAACACCCAATAACTTAAGCATACTTGCTGAAGGGTCTGGTAAGTTAGCAATAACCACCATAGCACCGGTCAGAGTAGCCATAAGTATAATTAGGGTCTTCGTTGCACCCCATACTTTAGATGCGTCTAACGCACTTAATAAGGCCACCGGAAGCACCATCATGTTTACAGCCACAGCAAGCATACCTAACATAGCTACGGATGACCATGACATACCTGATTTACTTACGTGGTTGATAATAGCAGTAAGTCCTGCAAACGCAACCATTAATAAGACAGTTGTCGAAGCACCTTGTTTAAGAACTGCCTGTGGCATACGACCTAATAAACCGATTGGAATAACCATTAAGCTAACGGCAACTCCTAACATCAGGAATGTCGCAGCAGCGCTCTTAAGGCTACCACCAAGTTTAGCAGGTAATTGGATAGCCACAAGTAGAAGACCGATAGTGATTAATAATTGTTGAACCGTTTGTAAACCTTGTTGTAGTTTACCAGGGTCCATTTCACCTAGGATTTTAATTGGTATTAACAGTAAATTAACGGCAATACCTAACCCTACAGTACCTTTAATACCACCCTCTACGTCGAATAATTTGGTAGCAGTTACGATACCACCGAGCGCTATTATAAGTAGTAGAACTGACCCAGTAGCTCTTAGTAATTGGTCTGGTCGTAATTTACCAAGTTCGGACATCGTTTTACCGATATTACGCATAGCCCAACCAAAAGTAAGCACGAATGCACTTAATTGTAAGATTTGTTTACCTGATACGTCTTTAAGCGTACCGTCCATAGTCTTAAGCATCTTACTAAATGCTAAGAACACAAGACCCATGATAGTTGCGGCAACTAGTGCCTTATCAGCAGGAATTGTAGATAGTACCCATAATGCACCAGATAAAATACCAATACCGATAGCAAACTGCACAAACGCCGCGCCTTTTAAGTTAAACGCCATCGCTTTACCAACTTCTTTAAAGGCATTACCTAAGTCAGTAAATGGTTTGCGGATAGCTTGTGAGATTAATGAAATCTCTTCGATAGTAGCATTAATCTTCTTGGCAGACTTATACATCTTAAAGGCCCATGCTGAAATAAGAGCGGCAACAGCTAAGTTGAATGCCCTACCAATAGTGGTAGAGTTCATACTCTTTTCTATTGCTTTAAACCCTTCACCTAGTTTTTGAGCGCCTTTCTTAAGAGCGTCACCTAATCGTTCTAATACATTAGTCTCTCCAGTAGCTTTACCGAATCCTTGGAACATCTTACCAAACACACCGGCAATCCAAGTGATTTGTTCCCACGCTCCTCCACCGAGTCCACTAATCCAACCCCAGAAGTCACTAATAGCTTTACCAATAGTGTTTAGTAGGTTATCAAAGTTTTCTGCAGTAAGGTTCGTATTGAGCATTTGTCCTAATGAATCCATAAGTGGTTTTAGGAATTCTCCCACTTTACCGAAATATGGTTTCAAGAATTCAAAGAAACCTTTGGCCCAATCAATTACTTTATCGAACCATTCTTTGAATTTAATCCAACCTGTCGCAGCTAACTCACCAATACGTTCAAAGAACCAAGCGTACTTGTAAACGAATTCTGTAAGTTTACCGGCTAACCAAGTTAGGATATTGTTTAATAGTGTACCAATACGTTTAAATATAGATATACTATTTTCAGCTTTAGAAGCTTGTCCATGGATTTTATTAAACCCCGTGGCGATTGCTGTAATAAACTTCCCGATAGCACCACCTACAGCAAGTAATATGTTACCAATACCCTTGAATGGTATCATGTCTAGGAAAGCTTTAGCAATGAATTTAACTCCATTTTGAACAGTCTGAACGACTCTGAAGAACCCACGAAGAGCATCTTGAAGTCGTGTAATGTTTCTTAATGAAAGATGTAACCCTTCTGACCATTTCAAGAAACTTGTAGAGAAACTCTTCAAGTCTTCGGCAGTTTTCTTAGGGAAGAACTCACGGAATACCTTAGATACGACTCCAGCGACTTGTCCAATGTATTTTAACACATTAGCGAAACCCTCAAGCATATCTTTACGACCGCCTAGTTTATTCAACCAGCCGTCTAATAGTACGTTACGGCCTTCGTTCATCTTAGAGATAAAGCCACCGACAGCATTACTAATATTAGTGAATAATTCCGTAGCTTGGTCAAAGTCACCAAGAATGATACGCCAAGTAGACGTCCATGTAGAACCAATCGACTCTTGTAAGGTATCAATCATTTTACTAAATGTACGAACCTTAGTTGCCGCCTCTAGCATTTTCGGGTCTTCCGCAAACTCTTGCATTGCAGATAAGAAGTTGTCAGCTTTTAACCAACCAGATGTCTTCTTATCCCCAAGTGACCCACGGAAGTTAGAAAGTACGTCATCACGTTTCGATTCATCTAAATCCCCACGTCTAATAGCATTCTCCACGAGTTTCTTTTTCAATGCTGCGGACTCCAAGTTGGCATTCTGAACTGACATCCAGTCAACCGCTTGGAACTTACCAGCAGATAACGCTTGTGAGATTTGCGTATAGGCGTTCTTCATAATTTGTGGGTCAGCACCTACCGATGCAGCATAGTTAGAAAGACCTTTGATAGCCTTAATAGATGTCTGCATGTCATTACCAGCAGCTGTGAAACGTCCGATAGCGTAGGTCATATCAGAGAATTTATACACCGTGTCATCGGCATATTTGTTTAACTCGTCAAGCGCAGCATTAACCGATTGAGTTGTTTCCCCCGGAGCGTTCGCTAAGATAGTTTGAATAGAGTCCATGTTCATTTCGTACTCATGGAAACCATCTCTAGCCCCTTTAAATGTTAAGGCGTCTCCTATTTTTAATCCGGTTTGGACCGCCTGTCCAGCTAAGTTAGATAGTTGAATACCGACACCCATAATAAACCCGTTGATGAGTTGCGTGCTACGGCTAGCTGAAGCTTGCATTGTATCAAACCCGTTAGTAATGTTATCAAACTTTACATTCCTAGCGGCTTCGTGGATATTCCTAAGACCTTTAACCGAACCAGAAGTATCCATAGAAGATAACTTCTTACCGTCGGCGTCAATCTTCTTGAAGAAGCTTAAGAGCCCCTTCGCCTTGGAGTCAAAATCACTTTTGTCCATTGTAACTCTATAGTTACGTTCTGTACTAGACATCTATAAAAACAACTCCTTTGTAATGTCAAACCAGAGCATGTTCATGACACCCTCCAGTGACTGATAAATAAATGGATGTGGTGGAACATATCCACCAGTACGTGTACCGTGACCCCTATCAATAAGTGTTGCGATATTCAAGGGAGACTCCGGGTGTGCATCGTTGCAAAACTCTAGTTCCCATGTACCTTCCTTGGATTGCGTTAGACGGTAGAACCAACCATTGGCGGTTTGACCTGAACGCTTTGGTGTATTCATCTTAAGACTATCTACACCCCGTTGACCATATCGCTTCATCTTACCTTTAGAGTCACTATTTATTGCTCTAATGAGCACTGGGTCATCAGCCCAGCTTTGTGATTGGTAGATACCAGTCTTCACTTTATCACCCTTTCGTGCCTAAAGCTTTACGTCTAGCAGCGTTTAATGCGGCATTTTGAGCTAACACCTCTTTAGGGTTCATCTTCTTGCCACCGCCTTGACGAATAGCCATAACTTGTACCAAGGTGAGAAATCTAGAGAGATGCCAATGCTCACAAGTCACATCGATACCCAATTCAAACATCGATGCATAGAGCTCTTCTGTTGTAATAATCTTCTGAGTGGGTGTCTCTGTTCCACGCTGAATTGTTGTAGCGGTCTGTTCAGAATTCATGTATTGTAGTATTTCTTGCAAATGCTCGGCTGTCAGCTTGTTAATGTCTATGGGTTGTCTGTATCCCATGATTAAGATATAACCCATAAGTTCTTCGTCAGTAATGTCATTATGCGGATTTAGGAACGGTTTCTTATATTGTGCTTCCCATAGGGCAACTGTATATAAGGAATGTTCAAACTCATACACTTCTTCCGCATCCGACATGACGAAGACTTCATTCTGTTCATCCCAATACTCAGTGGTACCGATGTCAATTCTGAGCATTAAACAATCTCTCCTTTCTAAAAAAAGTAAGAGGTGTATATTTCAACACCCCTCACAATTAAGTTAAGTTTTAAGTTAGCCTATTGGTTAACTACATCGTCGTACCAGTCACCTAGACGTTGACGGAGAGTTTCATCTTGTCCATAGATACCGTCAGCAACGGCTTCACGGAGTAAACGAACAACATTCTCACGGGACTCAATACCGTAAGATAAATTCGCCAACGCCTGAATTGACTCATACTTCGCACCGAGGTTTTGTTTACGGACTTCGAAATCCCCAAACTTACCCTCAGTTAGTGCAACAGCTAAATCGTCCACTGTTGGGACAGTTCTATTGATTTGTGGTTTCATGGTTATTTACCTGCGCTTGCTACTAGTGGTTTCAAGAGCGCATCAAAGAATTTACTCATTTTCTTTTCGTCAGAATATAGGTCACCTAATAGTGCCTCAAAAGCTAATGAATAACTGAATTGCTCACGAATTTCATCGTTACGTACGAAGTGGCGTCCATCTTCTGAACGTTCCCCATAAGCAGTTAACACTAAGTCTTCGATTAACACCATCATTGATGCGGCGTCCTTCTCTTTTTCGATTTTCTTAACGTAAGCTGCTAAGTCTCCGTATTTGATTGTTAGTTTTGCTGAATCGCGTGGTGTAAGATTAAACCATAACGTTTCCTTCACACTCTTATTGTCAAAGTCTTTGTAAGATACTTGATGTTTTAACATATTAAGCTACCTCTTCTCCCTTAGCTAATTTAAATACTTCACCTGGTTTAGGCATTTTAGCGTTCTTAGTTTCGTTACCATAAACGAATTCTAAGACTTTCTTGAATTTGTCTGCTCCAACTTCTACTTCATCGATAGTGATTAAAGCTGTTGGACGGTGTTGTTCAATATCAACCGCAACTGGAGTGCATTCACCTGAGTATGAGAATTGCATTGCAGCTGGGTCATTATTGATTGTTTCATAAGAACGTTCTGAAGGAGATGCTTTACATCCATATAATAAGTGTAATTTACGTCCTAATGAAGGGTTCGCTTCAGTTGCCACGTTAGTAATATAAGCTGCTGCGAATGATTTACGTGGTTGTTGAGCAATATTAACACCTTTAGTTAAAGATGCACTTCCGTCACATTCGGCCCATTCATCTGGGTAAGTGTAACATTCGATAGAGAATTTAATGTTTTCAGCACCAACTAGCGATAAGTATTTAATGTTATCAGCGTAGATAGCAGTGATTTCTCCACCTTCAGGTTGTTCAGCGAACTTAGAAACACCATTCCAAGCCACACCTTCTTTGTACCAGCTTTGTCCGTCAGAAACGAATAAAGCCACGTTTGAGATACCATTTTCATATTTACGGTCTTGAACCGCGTCGAATACTAATTTTGTCATTAGTGTGTATTCCTCCTAAAATGTTTTGTAATCTAGATATGTGTGGTATAGTCTATCACTGATGTGTTGACTCACGATATCCATTGTCGGAAAGATTTCCAATAGTTTCACCACCAACTCTGAGTCCGCTGCAGAATCTAACACGGTTAACCGAAAGTTATACTGCGTTTGGTAGCGGGAATTCTCTGCGAAGAGAGACTGAGTATTGGATAGGTGATAAACGATACACGGATACTTAAGCTGGATGTTAGCCGGCGGATTAAAGTATACGTTATTAGAAGCCATTTTGAGCTTCGAGTGAAGTTGCTTCCGCTTCTCCAGTAGATTCATTGTACACACCTCCTAAAGTTAAAACAATACGAGGGCGCTTAACTTCAATCGATGTTACAGCGAATTTCACACCTTCGAAAGTCGCCCATCGGATATTGAAGATATGTTTCTCAATGCGTGAATCCATAACGATTGAGATACGGTTTTGTAGAGCTACGTTGGTTGCAGTTCCTTCTACCGACCTATTAGGATACTGACCCTCCCGTAAGAGAAGGCCAGTAACCGGAATTTCTTTCATAGCGTCAGAGAATACTCCTGGGTGTTGTGGGTCCTCTACTTGGCCCAATGATACACCTAAAATGCTAGAGACTCTCATAGGTCACCTAAAATCTGTCAGTGTCGTTGATAGTTATTACTGGTTTCATGTTGACTACCTTAATAACATGGGTATTGAGTCTCATGACTGGACTATTAGGCACATTATTATGCGCTGTGATATCTGACAACGTAATCGTTCTGGTTCCACCTGGAACACCAGATATGTTAGTACGTGCCGTGTCAACAATCCAATCACCATTCGCTACTTTTGTTATTTTAATAAGGTACTCTGGAAACTCAAACGCCTCAACGTTAGGTTCTACCCTAGGTGAGACTCCCCCGCTGCTGGTTGTGGCTTTCCCGCTTTTTTACGTTCACCAGCTTCGAATTGGTCACGTTCTTTAGCTGCGTCTTTCACTTTTTGCTCTTCAGAGTTGTAAGTGTCGATAGCGTCTTTGTTCGTATCAGTTACACCTGAGATTTCACCAGTAGTTGTAACTTTGATGTGGATGATAGATTTAGGAGCATCAATCATACCAGATAAACGAGTTTCTGTTAACATTTTGTGTTTGTTGAAGTCGATATCGAATGCTTCAAAGTTAGTGATTTGTCCACCTTTATCTAAACCGATAGAGTAGTCAGAAAGGTTTAACATAAGCACTTCTTTCTCAGGAACTAAAGTAGTTTCGCAAATATCTTTAGCCCCTAATACACGAGCAACTTGTGCGTCGTCCATTGGTGCCAATCCACCCCAGAATGTGTTGTCCGCTTTACGTAATAAACGAATAGCTGCTGATAGGTCTGGGTGAATAAATGCAGTATATCCACCAGCACCACGATAGTGTTTACGAGCTTTAATTGCAGCAGCAAACAAGTCGTTTACAGTGTTAGCTGTTAACTCAATACGATAGAATGGTGCTTCTTTGATGATTGGACGGATACGGTCTTCACGAATCTTCATTGGGTCAGTCTTTTCACGACCGTCACCAACTAAGATTGCGCGAGCTAATTCGTCACGTAAGTCTTGTTCTAATTGACGTTTTAGATATAAGATAATATCGAAGTCTTTGATATCGATTACGTAGTCACGGTCGATAGATTGTTTAACGTATACAGTTTGAGGTGCTGCTTCACGTTCAAAGAAGTCGATAACACTTTCTAATTTTTGTGTTCCTGTAATATAACCACGAGCACGAGCTTGTTCTTCAGTCATATTAGCGAAACGATGTTTGAAGCGAGTCATAGGTTTCTTATGAACGCCACCTAAGATTTTCTCAGTTCCCAACATGTTGTTGCGGAATGGTTCTGGTTCTTTCTTAGCTAACTCTGCTTCTGGGAATAACATTTCGATATTCTTAATTCCGTTGTGTTTTAAGATATCTTTTAATGTTCCTGTTTCAGTAGACGCACTTGCTACTAATTGTGGTGTTAAGTCTGAGTGAGTTAACACTTGTTCGTTTGGTGTTGATTGAGAATCAAACGCTGATTGTCTTACCATATTATCCTCCGGTTGTTCAGTTTCTTTTTGTTCAGGTTCAGAAACTTCTGGTTCTTCGTCTTCTGCAACTAGGGCATCAACTAATGCTTGTTGTTCAGGTGTCATAGAATCATAGATTTCTTCGACTGATAATTCTTTAGTTTCGTCCACTACTGTGTCCTCCTCTTGTTCATCTTCAGCTGAGTGAATTAGTTCAGCAGGTTGATAAATAACGAAGTTCATTTCTTCGCCATACTCTGAGTGAGCTACAAATTCTTCAATTTTTGCTCCAGGATTTGCTCCTGTCAATACTAGACTGACCTCAAAGATTTTACCGTGAACAACATTATTGCCGTCACGTTTAATTTTGTTAGCAGCGATAGACATAGCCTTAATTGTACCTTCTTTTACTAATTGCTTAGCATGTAAGGCAGACTCTGTATCGTTAAAGTAACCATAACCATAAGTACCCTTATCGCGGTGTTCGAGAACTACTTTCCCTAAAACGCTAGTAACGTCGTTATGTTGGTGGTTCCATACTAACGGCACTTCATTTGGTGTTTCACCAGCAAAAGCGCCCTGTTTAATAACTACACCGTCTGAGCACAAAGTATCATTCTTCGTAACCCAACCGGCGAAGTCGTATCCTTTTGGCACTATTCGTCCTCCTCCCCATAGTTTTCATAGCCATTTTGAGCTTCCGCATCAGCGACCTGTTGCTCAAGCGCAGCCAACTCTGGGTCTTCTGAGCCTGCAACTTGTTTATCCATCGCCATATTAGGATTGTAAAGGCGGTTAGCATTTTCATCCTCTGACGGTGGGAAACCAAGAATTGAACGAGCTTCATTAGGAGTCATTACAGCATTACGAATAAAGGTATCCACCATGGTCGCAAGTTGTTCAGTTGGAACAAGCTTGAATGGGTCTCTTTGAATCGCAATGAAGTGTCCTTGAGTACGTGCTGTTCTAGAGATGAACTTACGTTCAAACTCTTTAGCAATAGCCGTGATGATTGGGTCAATCGTTCTACTATAGTAGGCACGAGTTTCCATCTCATTGGCTGTACCATTTAGGATATTCTCCGTAATACCGAATTGACTGTACAAGTCTTTCTTCAGGTCTTTAATCTCTTCTAAGATACCGTTTGTCAACGGACGGTTTAATTGGATAACTTTCTCTTGAGAGTCAATGTATCCAATACCATGCGGACTTTTAGTTAATTGCTCTTCCAAATTACGGATAGAGTCAACAGCACGGTCTTTGAAGGACTTGTTGCGTGTAGCATACGGCATTTGCAATATGATATCTAGCTTGTTGCTAGCCAAGTTCCGGTCAGACTTGTCAATAATCGCGAGTTTATCAAGTAAACGTCGCAGAGTTAAGTTTGAATCATTAACAATCTCACGGAATGGGTTTTCAATAATTGCCACATTGTTTTTTGGTAAAACTATATCTACTCGTTTAGCGAGTTTCGGGTTATATAGGTTTACCTTTACATGTTCTGGATACCATTGAGTAATTTTACCAATACGCATCTCCAGAATATCGACAGTTGCGTTCTTTCGCAGGTCTACGTTTGTTTCCGTAGGAACTACCGCGACAACACCTTCATCAAACATCGAGTAGATGAGGTCTTGCATAAACGCAATGTTAGATTGGTCGGCATTCGCCTCATACTTTAAACAGTAATTCAATCCATTTTGAACTACTGAATCGTTCGATGGGTTCTCGTCAACTTTAATCTGAGAAAGGTCAACCATTGAACAGTCAATCGCAATTCGACTAAACACCGATGACAGAATTTCAGTACTTCTGTATCGTGGAATAGTGAATTCCGAACGAGAAGACGAAGGTCCGAAGTCGGTTGTATGCTGGTATGTCTCTTGACCAGAAAACACGTTCCAAGCATGTGTTATTCTATCTAGGAATTTCACCCGAAGACCTCCTTAAGTTCTTTGAAAGCGACCCAAGCATCCATTAACGCCGAAACGTTATCGATTTTCTCAGACGCTCTCCGTTTGGAAAGTTTCATGTTTCCATTATTATCTTCAATCACAATAGCATTACCCATTGCGAATTTCATAAGCTCTTCGTCATGCACCATATACTTATCTTCAACCATAGCTTTAATTTCACCTAATGGTACCGACTCAGTTCTTGCACCTTGACGCACCTTCACCGTATGGTACGAGCCATAATCCCGTTCCCAACAACGTAGGAACACTTCTGCGTTATACGGGTCGTAACCCAGCCCTATGACTTGGTAATCCCTTGCTTGAATATGCATGTCGAGGTCCTCATAGACCTCATTTAAGTCGAGGTAATTTTTGTCCATGATGACAAGGGTACCTTCTTTTACAAAGACGTCATACTTCATTTGCATCGCTGTTGGTAACTTGTTATACTTATGTCGGGAAACATAAGACCGTGTTTTAATTCCATACCCGTGGGAAAGCGGGAAGATGAAAGTAAACGCACAGAAGTCGTCACCTTGTGATAAGTCAGCGCCCATAACACATTCGAGTCCATCATAATTTTGTTTATGTCTTGTTGGTAAGGTCTCTTCATACTGGAAGTAATACGTTTGACCTTCGACCGGAATTCCAAAACGTTTTGCTAATATGTCGTTACGTTTAGCAGGGACCGTAGCGGCAGTATCGGCATCGAGTTGGTATGCTTCATAAGAAACGGTGGCTCCGATATTTGGGTTGGCTTTCAACCACATTTCTGGATTAGCTACTTCGCTTACATGGTCAAGTCTATAATACCAAATCGAGACGTGTGGGTTATAAACTTCACCGTGCAAATAACTAAGTAATTCCATTTTGATTGTATCACCAACGCCATCACGGGCCGTACCTTCGGATGAAGTCGCCACGATGATGTAGTCTTTATTCTTAGACGCTCCTTGCTCTAAAGCTCCGATAACGTCTTCCTTAACCTTTCCGGAGAGCCATTCGTCTACCGTGTTGTACTTAGAACGAGCGCCTTGTAGTTTGTCGATGCTCATTGTACGTACTTCGATGAGTGAGTTCGTAATAAAGTTCTCAATCCCTTTCTTAGTGGAAGCGAGACGTTGTTTATTAGCGATGTTTGTCGATAGAACGTTACCTTCGGTTAAGTATTTGAACAGCGGACCACGACTCCTTGCGATAGCTGTTTTAATAGGAGACATAGTCTCATCGGCTTGTCTCATTGTAGGAGCCGTTACAATTTGGTGAGTCGTATTTGTATCAATTAATAAGCCGTAAGCTTGAATAAGTGATGCATATACGGATTTGGCTGCACCACGTCCAACGATAAGATACTGTTTCTTACGTAGACGTCGTTTAACCATCATGTGCTTATAGCGTTTTTGTACCGGGTCAAAGACTTTTTCTTCGGTATAATAGAACCAAGCTAATAGGTCTTCAGCCCAGAGTTTAAAGGACGGTAATAGTGTTAAATCAGACCCATCAGTCAGTGTCATCTCAGACTCACAAAACTTAATGAATCCATCTATTGCCTTATCGTCGTAATAATACTCCGGACTTGCAATTAAATGGTCTATAAGGTTCATCTGGAGTGAAACCTCTTGATTAATCGGTACTTCACCACGTAACACACTATCTCTGAAGAGAGCGTATTCTTTAGGTGTAGCAGTGTTTGATAACATCTATTTTATTTCCATTGTCCTTTCTTTTTCTTTCTAGATAGCGTGTAAGTATGTTCTTTAAGTTTAGACTTAAGCGATTTAGTTCCACGAGTTGCAATACTTGATAAAGCTTTATTCACTTCGTCATTGCTGAACGCAGTGTTAATAAGTTTCTCAGCCAATACTGGACCGAGTTTCTTAGCCTTACCGTCTTTAGTATATCCGACTTGTGTTTCTAAGATTTTATTAATCTTACCACTTACACCCTTACCACTATCTTTTATGGCTTTCTTATAATCGCCTTCTAATTTCATACGAGCGATTTTTGCACGTAGCTCATCATCACTCATTTCAGAAATCTTACGTTTCTTGCTGAGTTTCTTCTTGAATCGGTCATCCGTAGACATTTTCTTCTGGTTACGTGTTCTGAATTTACTCTTTAAGTTAAGTGATGAGTTACGTAAACGTCGACGAATACCCCAGCGTTGACCTAAAATACCGTGATGTAGAAGAACTACTTCATAGTCGGAGTGGACAACGCCTTTAAACTTTAAAGCCTTCAGTGCGTTTCTTCTTTCCATTTTGAACGCTCTTACTTGTTCTCTCTTGTAACGTTTCTTCGCTTTCTTGAACAACTTCTTAGATATCGTCAATTTCGCTAAATCTTTACCGTGAGTTTCAGCAAGATACTTGGATGTCTTTCTGTTATTAAGCGCTTTACGAATACCTTTTAGTCCGCGATAATTTTCGTTGAATACGATTTTACCGTTACCTTTACGGTATTCTTTCTTCATACCACGGAGAGATTTTCTAAGTTCTTTCCGCGATTTTTTATACGTCGATTTAATAGCATTTCGTTGCTCTTTTGCAGCAGCGTTATGTGCTTTTCTAGCATCCGATAAAGCTTTACGCTTCTCTAACCAACGTCGAATACCGTGACGCATACCTTTGACACCGTAGTGTAAAAGTTCTTCGTCTGAATGTTTCATTTCGTTCATTCGTGTTTTACGAAGGGCTACGAATTTTCTTATATCAACACCAGAGGCACGTTTCTTCTTACGAGACTGAGATGTCTTAACAAGATTTCCGAACTTACCCGACCTAACCTGAGCGTCCCATGTATCGCCTTGCATCTTACGACGCATCTCAGCGATTAAACGTTGTCTACGGAGTTCCGCTTCTTTACGGATTTGGTCGATTGACTTCTTCTTCTCCTTCTTCTTACGCTTTTCCGGTTGATAGTTTACTTCTCTACGAAGTTCCTTCAAATGTCCAAGAAGTTCTTTCTTTCGTGCAACAATCTCTTCAGCGGTCATGGTATTAAGTTTAGGTTTACGAATACCCTTCTTCATACCTTTGACGCCATGGTGATATAAATTATCGTCCACCTTCGGTCCCTCCTTCCTCAGTTTTTAGATACGTTAGTCGATAGATAAGTTCTTTCTTCTTATTGTCGAGTAACGTAGTTAGTGTTGAAACTGCTGGAGGGTCGAACCCTAGTTTCACACTAGTGTAGATGTATTGCTTAACCAAATGAGGATAAGCAGCATCCGTAGTAGGTTTAAGGATATGAGCGTACTCGGCATTAGCTAAATCATCCGTAGGGAGAATAGCGTCAATCTCCAATAAGTCACCGACCGCATTACTTAAATGTAGTAGTAACTCATCATTGAAGGCTTCTGTACCGTCGTCATATCCAATAATGACTGTCTTCAATTCAGATAATATAGTCATTTTGAACACCTACTCTGAGAAGTGCATAGCGCCAGACTCATCAACATAAACGGCAGCGCGATTTAACATCTCACCTTTTGCGTTGAAGTAATACCATTTACCATCCACTTGCCTTACTTCTTGTGATACCATTTTACCACTTGATACTTCACAGTAATACCACTTGTCAAAGTATTGAATCCAGCCAGTCTTCATTCTACCGTCATTACCAAAGTAATACCAATAGTCACCGACTTTCTCCCAACCTGTAGCCATGTGGCAACTGTCTTTAAACCAGTACCAAGACTCATCGTCATCTTGGAACCATTGATTACGTAACGCGTAACCATTTGTGTTGAAGTAGAACCAGCCTCCGTTGATTTGTTCCCATTTCGATTTAGGATAATTTCCGTCTTCGTCACGGTAGTACCAACCAGTACTGTCTTCTACCCAACCTTTTGCAACCGCAACAATCTCTTCCACGTCGTCATAGTGTGGGCGAATGTACCCAACCATTCCAGCGTAAGAACGAGTACGATAACGAGCCGGTCCACCTACTTCTAAGTAGTCCCAGTTTCCGTCAACGTTTTGCTCGATTGTCTTAAGTGTGTAGCCGTCACTATCTTCGATGACAACACCTGTATGTCCATAAGGAGAACCAGGCACTTCCATTACGAAGATGTCACCTTTCTTAGCAATAACGCCTTGTGCTTCATAAATAACTGTTTCGCCTTGTGCGGCTGCTGAATTGAGTAAGTCAATTGCATTACCCAAAAGAGCTTTACCAGTTGCTCTGTTGTAAACGGAGTTTGAACCATCTACACATTGCCAGCCATAGACCAAATCAAAGTCTATACCGACGTTATTATTAGCAGCTTCTTTCAAAGGTGCTAAAGCCCAATCTACTGTAGCCATATATCCACCTCCTTATTAATTTGTTGGCCAAGGGTCGTCAGTGATGTAAGATATTTTAGAAACCCTGATGTCACCAATATCTCTATCTGTAGGAACAGGGTCTAAGAATTGGAAACGTAAGTGATTTGCATCAGTAACACCGCCTACATACCACGTTCCGTATGGAACACCGTCGTCGTTGAAAATCTGACCAATCATAGAACCAGCAGACCTATACCCCATAGGTATACCACCGTTTGCTATAAGGAAACATTTTTTTTCACGGTTTCCCGGATGTCCAATAAACGCCGGATTACCACGTCTAACAATACCGAACCAACCCCATTGAAGTCCGCCGAATTGATAAGTTACTGTATTATTAACTCTTCGGACTTGTAAATAAGAATTACCTAGTTTAGATAGTATGTTTATGTTCTTCCAACCGGTATCTCCATCTAATACCGCCCAGCCTTGGTTTCCTGAAGCGGTACGTTTAATCCACTTCAAAGCACCGTTTGTCTTAGCTGTGTCAACATAGGTTTGACCTAACGTACCGTTGACACGTCCATTCGGCATACCTGTACCGGTAAGCTCACTAGACGAAGTAGTTGCATTTTGACCAGAAGATGGTAAAGTAATAGTTCCACCACCGTGTGATAACGCTAAGATATTACCACTAAGAGATAGCGTTTGTGGAATACCTACTCCTGGGTCACCTTTAGGGCCAGGCGGGCCTTGAATACCTTGGGCTCCGGCGGGTCCGGGTTGTCCATTTTCACCAGGAGGTCCAGCGGGTCCTGGAACACCGTCATTACCTTTAGGTCCAATCGGTCCTGGAGGCCCTTGAAGTCCGGTCGGCCCAATGGGTCCACGTTCTCCAGCAGGTCCAGTTTCTCCACGGTCACCTTTGGGTCCGGGTTGTCCATTTTCACCAGGAGGTCCTTGAAGTCCGTCACGACCATTTTCACCTTTGGGTCCGGGTTGTCCGTCGATACCACGTTCTCCTTGGATACCTTGAGGTCCACGTTCTCCTTGGATACCTTGGGGTCCTTGTTGTCCTGAAGCTCCATCGTTTCCTTTAGGGCCAGGTAATCCTTGAGGTCCCATAGGTCCAGGTTGTCCGTCTAAACCACGTTCACCGTTTTCACCTCTTGGTCCTGGAGGTCCCATAGGTCCTGGTTCTCCTTTGTCACCTTTAGGTCCGGTAATAGCCTTGATTTGTTCTAGGTCGGCTTTTGTAACAATGTCTGATAAATCTACAACCCTACCAGAACGACGTTCCACTAAAGGTGCATCAGCCATCTTATCGATTTCTGACATTTTAACACTAAATGCAAACTTACCAACATCCGTATTTTCTGACACTTCGTTTAAGTACACATGAACATCAACGACATCGTCTTCATGAATTAATGCGGTGTCGAAGTCAAAGTAATAGCAACTACCTTCTTTTGTCGTAGTGACTTCTAACTTCTGTTGTGTCTTTCTAAAAATTAACAAACATACTACACTTGCATCACCTACTTTACTTACGAACGAAATCTCAATGCGAGCATTGTTCTTGTCGTATGAATAAATTTCATTTGTAGGATAGACTTTATCGAATCGATTGTATGTACTAATATTCAGTGTCTTTTTCACGATTTTTCTTTTCATTAATAACTCACCTCCTTACCATAATTTTGTATCACCAGGTCGACGTTCTTCATAAATGTCGTCAGGCGAACCATAGTGAACAATATTGTGTGTATCAATGGAAGTGGTTATTAAATTCTCCGGGTCGAAACACTTTGGAGATAAGTTAACGATGTCTTCCACTGTTAATGGGTTAATGTGATGAACGATAACTTTTGTGTTAATCGTTTGTAACGGGAATCCCAAATCACATCCCAAGTCCCTAGCGATAATATCTGCACGCACATCGAGCCATAGCTTTGATTTGTAAAATCTGTTTGAGATTGCGCGAGGTATATCGTATTCTAATCCTTTTAGAGACAGGTATTCAACCCGCCCTTTAAATGAATCTATTTTGACTAACTCTGAGTAGCATTTCATTACAGACCATCCGTTGGTTGATAAGAACGAAGTGCATCGATAGCTTCTTTAGAAGAAGAACGTTCATCTTTCTCTCTTTCGATTTGTTCTTTCTTAGCCATCTTCAACTCAGCGTCAGCTTGTTTAGCGATAATGTTCCAGTTCTCATTCTTATCGGCTTTCTTTACAAAGTAGTTAACCAAAGAAGGTGGAGCAGTACCGGCTTTAAGTTGTTGGAGTGCAGTCTCCATTGCAATTACTTGGCACTCTCTATCCATTTGTTCAACGGTCTTTGTGCTAGCAATAGGTACAGCTTTCTTACGCTTCGCCATCCGGTGTCACCTCATCAAATAGTGATACCATACGAACTGTTTCTTCTTCAGTAGCTGGTTTCTCTGGTTTGTTTTGGTTCATCTCGTAAACTGACTTCTCAATCATAGTTGAAATTTCATCAGCAGATAGTGAAATACCTAATGATTTAGCAACAGCTTCTAATTGACGAGCAGCGTTTTGTTTCTTAGCAACAGAACCAGTAATACCAGTTTGCTCAATCGCTAATACAATGTTAGTAGCTTGGTCTGCAATAGCGATTAATGCTTTACTCTTAGTGATAGTGCCTAAATAACGGACAACACTAATTACTACTGGTAATACAGTCAATACTAAAATTGCATAGTTAATGTATGTTTGGATTTGTTCCATTTTATTTCTCTCCTCTTGCGTCTTTTTGCTCCAGGTATTGTTCCATACGTCGTTTGTCGTATTCGGTTAAACCGAGTTCTTTGTATTGCTCATAGATGTCAAAGAGTTCACGTTCTGTGACACTCTCTGACTCTATAGCTGATTTAAATTCTTGACGAATCAATTCACGTTTAATGGATTTCTCAAACTTCTCTTCTCTCTGTTCAATTGCGTCAATCCGTTTGGTTAAGACATCCAACATGGCGTCTTGTTTATCCGTCATTTTCTTAGTGAGGTTTAAAAAACCTGTTTTAATTAAGCCGTAGATTGTAATCAGTACGGTTAAAACCCCCGGGTTAAATACCATAGCGAGTACATGTTCTAGCGTCTCAAGAATTTGTGCACCTTGTGTCATACATTTGGGATACTTCATATATACTTTAATACCCCTTGTCACCCCTTTCAATATCCTTTTTGTAATTCCATTTTGATTTTTAACCCCCGGAGGAATTTTTAAGAGGGTGGCGATGAAGAGCACTGTGGGCTGTGTGCAGACCCCCCCTATACCCTTTCCATTTCGGGTAGGGGAAGGAATGCTTGCCCATCGCAATGAATTCATTGTATTGTTGTGTGGGTCAATGCGCCTTGATGCGCTCACGAACTCATTACTGTTCTTCATGTGTTTTGGTTTGATTGTGTTTCTTGTTGTGTTTCTTGTTGTGTTGTGTGACGAGCACAGGACCGAGTGTGGCTCATAGCTCTGTGTCTGGTGTGTTGTGTAGTTGTCTATAATCTATAAAACAATGATTACTATTCACATCCATCTACTACCGCTCAGTAGCGTAGCATAGCACAGGGCTAGAGCTGGGGTGTCAGCAGGGCCTGTAATCTATGAATCTGAGCGGGGGTCTTCTGCTTCAGCTGGTGGGTACACTTCGATGTACGGAAATAGCTGAACCTCAAGCATCTCATCCATGGCATCAATAGCAGCCATATCAGCATCAGCTTCTGAAGAGCGAGGGTTTAACTTTTCTACAACAAGACGAGCTAAGTAATTGTTAGTAAAGTACTCATGCTTCTCATCGTAGTCAAGCCAAGCATCGTAGTCAGTAAATGGATTGAACGGATTGTCAATGGTTGTAATCATTCTATCAATCTTCTCCATCGTTGTCCGCCTCCTTTACAGCGTAGCGTTTAAGGGTACTTACAGAGACTCCTAGCGCATCAGCAACTTCGGAGTAGGTTCGACCGCGTTCTAACAATGCTTTGGCACGGGATATAGAAGTGGCCGGTAATGCTTTCCTTTCTGAAGGAGTTGCTAGCGAACGTAATCTATCTGGGTCAGAGTACCTCATGATTTGTTTCAGTTTGTTGGTGGAGATGGCCCCGTTTTGGATGGCCTCCCATTCATTATCAGTTATCTGGATGAGTTGTTTCTTAGCTTGTTTATCACCGGCCTTAACCATATAACGAGCACCGGCCAATGATTGCTGGCGTAATCTTTTCTTCTCTTCCTTGGACATATCATCAGTCTTATTGCGCCAATAGGTGGCGTTAGCAATAATCTGTGCTTGTCGTTCACGAGGGGCGTATAATAATGCGTCATTAAGTTTCTTGTCTAATGTCATAACTTCCTTGGCATATATCTTAGCGGCCTCTGGTGAACGCTTAGGATTAGGAATGGACTCATTCAATGCAACGGCGTCTTTCTTCAATGACTTAAGCTTGTTGGCATAGTCAGCATACAACTTCTCTTTCGGATTGTTTGTATGGGATGTAAGTAAATGGGCGTCGTCAACCTTATCCATATCATTCTTAGAACGGGATATGATTGTTGATGCACCACGATACTTCTGCTTACCTTCAACATAATCGAAGTGGCGTTGGTATTTAGAATACAATGCAGAGATACCATTATCAATAGCTGATTGTTTCCAATCCAACTTATGTTTCTCACTATCAATAACGACCATTGACTGGCGTACTGCACGAGCAATCTCTGACATAGGAGCATTGTGTAATGTCATGTCAGTAATAAGGTTGGATACAATACCCATCTCTCTTTGTTTCTGTGTACCAGATATGGTTGCTTTACCAACGGCATACTGATGTGGGTCGAAATTAGCTAGTTCTTTTAATGCAGGCAGAGTCTTAATCTTACCATGGTTATTAGGTATAGCATAGACTGTGTCTCCATCGAAGTCGGCACCAGATAACTTACGGGCTACTGATGGATGTAATCCAATACCATCTTTAGCATTACCCATTAACTTCTTAGCTGACTTGGCATTGTTATTAACAGTTACATCAGCTAGCTCAAATATACCACCATGTGGATAACGAACCAACACAAGCTTGTCTCCGTTCTTATAGTTAGGAGCATACACTTCATTCGGTTTGATATCAGGTATCGGTAATATAACGTGAGCCTTAGTATTAGGGAAACCTGCAGCCTTTAAGTGGCGTGCTTTCTTATCCATACTGTCAGCGTACTCTTCTAAATAATACTTCTTAACGACCGGGTTTGTAATCTTTTTGATAGACTCAAACTCTGCTATCTCTTCTTTGATGGTAGCTTGGATACGGTCTTTAATAAGTGTGGTAGGCTGTTTAGATAAGAACTGTGAAGACAACATAGATTTCCATTTATCCCAGTCACCTTCATCATTAACAATGTTTAACGCACCTTTCTGACGCTTGATGGTAGCACCGAATGGGTTGTCATCATTGTCTTTAAGTTTCTTAAGAACATCCATCTTTGGAACGTCTTTAGATTTGTTTGTATTGAATCGAATATCCACACCTTTAGGTAGGTCGTCTGCATAAACGGCCATACCTTTAAGATAGTGTGTACCATCAACAGCAATACGAACTTGGGCGTAATGGTTTGACCCAAGGTCCAAGTCTTTGACACCACGACGAAGTTCAATAACACCGTCTTTGTCTTCTCCGCCTGTCTCTTTGTAGTTAATCATAACTTTCTTAGACGAAATAGGTTTAGGTGGTTTAATGTTTTGGAATGTACGGCCTCCATCATCAGACCATGCTTCCAATGTTCTAATCATGTGCTTGTCTTCACGAACCTTCATGATGTCAGGCTCTTTAGTTAAGACTTTCATGATGATAAAGTTATCAGGGTTACTCATATTACGAACATATACTTCATGAATATGATAGCCATGATTTTCAACAAGGTCTTTAGTAACTGCTCTAAGCTTTTCTCTTGATACTCCAGCTTGACGTTCAACGCCTGCACCGATATCAAGGTACTTGTTCTTAGCGACAGCTTCTTCAAGCGCCTTCTTAGTACCCTCAATCTGTTGTTCACGGACTTTGGGTTTGTCAGACTTAAGGTAATTACGAACGGTTGCTTCAGATATACCTAGTTCTTTGGCAATCGCTGTATTAGATAAGCCTTTAGCTTTACCCGCACTAATCTCCTTATCGTGATAGAACTTAACATGATAATTCGCTGTTGAAATATCACTACGTAAGTCATTGATACTACGTCCCATCATCGTAGCTATCTCTTTCTCACTGAGTCCTTTCTTCTTTAAAGAATTAACTTTGGCGAGTAGGTCCATACTTTGGAACGGCTTTTGTCCTGAACCCCATGGGTAGCGTCCAGAATGTCGCTTCGTTCCGAAATGAATTAATGTATCCATAACCGACTCCTTATTTTTGCAAAAATAAGAAAAGGAGCATGTTTTTAATTTCACATCCTCCCCTTCTATAGTAGGCAATGTATTTCTTACGACTTGTTCTCTTCTCTAAGAATATGGTCAAACTCAATAATGAGGTCCATCAAGTCACGAATTGCTTCTGGGTCAGGCTCATTAATCTTACACTTATCAAACTGATAAAGTCGTGTCTGAATATAGAGCTTCTCTGGTTTAATTCCGTACTCAAGACAGAAGAAGGCTGCGTAAATATCCAACTGAATGAAGCTAGGTTTAGTTGAACCAGTCTTCAAATCGAAAATATAAAGTTCTTTCTTACGTGCATCGTACTTAATTGCATCAGCTGTACCAAAGAAGTAATCAGAGAAATATAACACTTGCTCTGACTGCATGTCAAAGTCAATGGCATCGTTAACGAATCGGTTGAATGCTTTATCAATATCTTCTACACGAATACGGTCTTTGATTAATAGAGATGCCAAGTTGTGTAAGCGAGTACCTTCTTCTTTCTTCTTGTTGTTACGATATGTTCGGATTAGTTTATCAGCATCGTAGTTAACCCAATGATACTGTGACGCACTAAATGGTGCATGTAATCCTTCAAGATTTGAGTGCTCGTTCCAAAGCATCTAGTACTTCCTCCTTGTTCTCAGGCGACACGAATGATGTAAACGCCCATTGTTTGTACTTAGAAATATAATGTCCTTGGTTAGGACGCTTAGACGCTCCTGATGAACGCTTTACTTCTAAGAATGCATACTTGTCTTCAAATATGATTAACAGGTCAGGGATACCTTGAATCTGTGTAGGGTCGGTCTTCATAATCAAACAACCTGGTACACGCTTCTTAATATCACGTTTAAGCTGGCTTTGAAAATCCCGCTCTAATCGAGGCATTAGTTCTCCACTCTCTTTCATTAAAGTTTTGTTTGTTATGTAACGCTTTTAATATACGTCCATCTAAGTCTGAGCGACTTACTAAGTAATAATACTGCAAGTCTTTAAATGGTGTGTTACGTCGGTCGATACGACCTTCTGCTTGTTCCATAGTTCGGTACGAATATGACAGGCTGTAGAACAACATGGTGTCTGTAGTTGTACAGTTCCATGCTTCTGCGCCTGCTCCATAGTTAACGAAATATACCCAACGGTCACCTTCTGGTAACTCATCGTGCTTACTTCCGTTGTACTCAGAATATGCGATACCTTCTTCTTCGCATGCTTTTCGCAACAGCTCCATCTCATACTCAAAATTGTAAAACACAATTACTTTAGGGTTAGCCTTTAAAATGTCAATTGCTTTCTTCACACGACTAGGGTCTGTATTAACAAGGCGTCGAATAAGCGCACAGTACTCAGATATGTTTTCAATAGGTTCATCAGTTATTGGGTTCCAACGTGTGTCATTAATTTTCTTAATAACGTGACGTGGGAAGTTAACTAAAATATGTTCCTTATGACGCACAGTCTCACGAGTGTCAGGCATCTTAACGACAATACGATTGCGCCACATATATAACGTGTCCTCATTGTGAATCTTCTTGATTTGTGGGAAGTTCACATAAGGATTGTACTCAATATGTTTGTTAATGAATTCAGTCTTAGTCTTGTAGAAGTTGTTAGCAAGAAACAAAGGCATGTAGTCCATCCACTTGTCTCCTGGTGTAGCTGTACACATTATCCATGCATTACGTCTAGCAATATAAACCATCGCTTTACCCCATGTGTTGTACCCTACAGACTTCTGCTCATCAAATATAAAGAACGCATTGTACACTGATTTGTAACGTAAGATGTTATTCCATGAATCAACAACTAGCTCTTCTATACCTAATAAGCGTGCTTCGTTCTGCCAGTCACAGCTATTGCGTTTCTTAGCAGTCGTAATCACATATAACTTGCGATGAGAAAACTTCTCTTTATAGAAAAAAAGGGAGGTAAGTGTTTTACCACTACCTACCCCACCTTTCAATACTGAGCCTGAGCGCAGTTTTCTTACAGCTTCTTCCTGTTCAGGGAATAGCTTAATAAATTCCATACTTAGCACCGAATTGGTCTACATCACGTACAAAGTAACCAGTATCTAAATATGCTGATAACTTGTTGTTCATCTTAGATAACCATGGGTTAATAACTAAATCAACTTTAGCAATATCTGCACGTTGTAGCACACCAATTTCGTCACCTTCTAAACGTAACGCATTTTGTTCACCGTCAGGACGTTCCACTACTTGAATAACTTTAGCATAGTCACCGATTGTAACTTTGATAAACGGTTTACGGTTGTCTTGTTCTGGGTCTAAGTCAGGACGTTCTTTAGGGAACTTAACATTGAAGTTATTGTCGGCTAAGAAGTTAGCATCTTCTTCGTCTAAGAACACTACAAAGTTACGGTTACCTTCGTTATTATAATTTGTCTTCTCACCTGCGAAGTTACGTAATCCGATTTGTGCATCTTCGATAGTTAATTTACGTCCGTTGAATTCAATTTTTTGCATAGTTTATTTCTCCTTTAAATATAAATATTGTTCAGGCATATCATCAATCATAATGTCAATGTCGCCAACTTTTTGAATTGCTTTAATTGCTTCCACTACCAGATTGTCATAATAGGACATGTCAATATCTGACTTATCTACCAATTCTGAATCCAGTTTCCACTTGTACCCTTTTGTTCCAGTCACAGCATCAAGCTTGTCCTTCTTAGGGTCTTTCTTCATGAGTGCGTCACCAGTCTTAGACGCATAGAAACGTCCAGTCTTACCAACGAACTCATCGCCTAAATACATCGGTACTTTAGAATTCTTAGTTGTCATGAAATCAGTCAACTCGAGATTGTCCTTTGTAAATAAGGTCTTCAATACATAAGGTTCCTTGAACTGAGCTCCAGTAGCTTCCCATACAGGTTCGCCATCTTCATAGTACTCACCGATGTTAACTGCTTTGTTAACTAATGCAAATCGGTCATACGTATGCTCATGTTCAAAGTCGTAGTCATAACGCTTACCAAACTCTGTAACGAATTCAATATCTTCCGCTGTTGCATTCGGAATCTTGATAGAGTCGGTCTTGATATGCGCTACTGTTAATCCGCGTTCTTGACATGCGTGTTTCAAATCAATCATAAATAACGCTCCACGTTTCGCAACGATATTGTCCACGTTATCAGGGTGACGGAACTTGTTGTCAAATTTCGCAGATGTCATACCGTACACAATGTTGATTACAATCTTCAACGCATACGATAATGCTTTAGCAGATAACTCACCCTTCTCAATCATGTCTGCATACGGAGCTAGCTTACCATCAAATATAGTTCTTAGTTTGTCTAGGTCTCCATGCTTAATTAAGATACGGGCTTCACGAATATCCGCATAGTTCTGAGTGTATGGACCAAAGTAGTTCATAGCAATCAGACTTGTTGGGTGCATTGACGCAACGTCCAACACAGCTACATCAGTGTATACTCCTGGTTCAGAATATACGTAACCGCCTTCGGACGGGTCTTCACCACGGTATTCAGATTTACCCCATTCGAACTTGTATCCTGGGAACATTTGCGATAGGTCAGTATAAATGAAGCGGTCTTGTGGTCTGTTCGCGCCTTCAAATATAATCTCTGCCGCATGGTTTTGAGTCTTAGTGTTAATAGATAATCCGGATAACGATGCCAAGATTTTACGAGCGTTGTAGTCTTCGGCTAACTTATCAAATAACGCTTCGGTAGCACGTACGTCATTTCCGCAGTACTCACCGCATCGTTTCCATAGATGTTCTGGTAATGGTTCGTCCCAAGGATATTCAAACTCATCATGTGGTAATCCTAATTCAATTTCCCAAGCTTTAAGTGATTGTTTCTTAGAGGCCATCTCATATAAATCTAAATATGAAAGTTCGTACGCTCCTTTGTGGAACCCTTTACCTCCGTTGTTATTAATAATCGCTTGTGAGCGTTGGTAGATTTCCATTGTACTCTGTCCAAGCAATGAAGAATATGTCATGTGATTGTCATAACGTAAGTTATTAAAGCCAACCAAATAACGACCTTGTAAGAAATTTTCAACTTCTTGTGGTGTTGGGTTATACATTTCATGAACTTCATCTTTACCATACTCTTTCCAGCATAGTAAGAACAAGTTCTTAAATACCTCAACGTCGAAGAATGTTAACTTCTCATTAGGTACTGCTTGTCCTGAGTGTAGTACTTCAACCATTTCAGGCGTGTCATCTTCAATCGTAGAATATACAATCTCTTGGATTGCTTGTAGACAGCGCTTAGCTTGGTTGGTACTTGACGATGCGAATAAGGAAATATCGCTCTCCATGTCTGACAAGTCATACTTAACACCTGATTGATAAGCCTGGTTAAATATCTGAACAATTAAGTTCACACTTTGCGACGTGGACGCATGATACTCCTTACGCAGGGCACGTTCAATAGTTGCACGCATGGTGCGTTCCGTATGAACGAAGCCTTGTACATTGTCCAGCATTTTACGGTTCTCCTCCTTTCTAGGTAAGCCTGAAGAAATATGAGCAATCTTACGTACTCCATTACTTCTTGAGAATTGTCTACGCAATGAACTCTTACCCTTGTATACTTTAACTTCGATGTCGGCATCGTAGATAGCACTTAGTTCGTCAACATCTCCGTCGTAAATATAGTGTAAGTGGATACCTGCTCCTGACTTACTCAACTCCCCATAGGTTTCAGGGAATTTGGACGCAGCTTCCAAGTTCTTTGCTAAAGACTTCTTACCATCTTCTTTGAGGTCGAAGTCGATTACAATATGGTTAGCATCATTCATTCGTACGAAGTGTAGTTGATGTGTATCAATATCCTTCAACTTAGTTTCAACGTTGTCCCATTTGTATTTCGGAAAACCATCAGCATTCGCTAACTGTGCTGGGCAGTCAGCAAGGACCTCATCAAGATATGACTCAGTAGAAACATAACTACCGAGCGTTTCCTCAACGACTTCCTCTTTAATCGGGTCAAATAGTTCAGTCTTCAACCCTACGAATACGCGGGATAACCTATCGGCTCCAACACGTAAACGTTCGTGATACTCTTTGTAATATCTCGTCAACTCATTCTTAACCTTCTGTTTGTATCCAGCAGTATTAAATCCTAAGTCGTCTAAATATACTTTATACAGTTCACTAGCTCTAGCTAACGTAACCATATCGCCCATCTTGTCATAGTTCTCTTGCACAAAGCCATAGAATAAGTCTGTGGCTGCAAGCATGTGGTTGTCTTGGTATTCTTCATAATATCCAGGACCCATCTCTTCGAACATTTGCATAGCTTTATGTGCAATACCGGCAAGCTCAAAGCTAATGCCGTGCATTAGACGGTTGTATTCCTTTAGCGGAACACGGTTGTTAGTTGGTTCAACAGTAACCGCACGTCTTACGATACCTGCATCAACGTTACGTACTTTGTATCGTTGGTTAGATGCCGCAATCAGTAAACCATTGAATGTCACCGGATATGGTTTCGTGTATTTCTTGTTAACCGTAACGACTTCATGTCCAGTTAACTTAAGTAAGTCCAAATCATTTTTGATATTAGATAAATCAGTATCATAATCAATCAGGACTGGAATCTCCTTAACTTGACTAGTGTTGAACTCACTTGCCGAAGTTAATAGTTTAAGGTCCATCTCACTGTAGTAACCCTCAAATAACTTTTCAAGGATTTTTAAGACCGTACCTTTACCAGTACCTTTCGCACCATACAAGAACATAAACTTCTGAATAGACTTCATATTGTTCGTAAGGACGGCACCGACAAACCACATGATTTTCTGTTGTTCACTGGGAGCATACAGAATATCCATCATCTTGTCGAAGTTAGGTGTAGGTATGTCTTTAGGAGTATACGGTAACTTATTGGTCGCATAATCCTCCCTTTTGATTTCATGGTCCGCAAATAAGATTGTCTGGTTAAAAGCCTGTCTAGAATCTGGCATTGACTTGGTATACTCAATCCAGCGTTTCATGACTCCGCTAGACTGTCTGTTCATATACCGAGCTTTTACAACCGCATCTGGTTTCTCATCTTTAATCCTTGTATACTCATCTTTAGTAGTTCTGTCGATGCGTAGAATTAAATCGTTAAGATTATCAGACCATGCTGTGCCATCCCAGAACGCATACATCGCTCCACCTTTGCAGGCTAAGTCCTGTACATTGTAATATAGAAATTCTGGATACAGAATGGTTACCGGCTGACGAGACCCTACGATTTCCTTATCGATTGTAAAGAAATCTACTTTGTCCAAATATATCGCCTCCAGCCATAAAATAATAGTTTGTCCACGTTGTCCACGATTTTTTCGGAAAACTATTCTTTGTATATTAATTACATTTTACATCAATTCTAACAAACAATGTCAAAAATTGTAAAAAAACGTGGACAAAGGGTGTTTGACCCCTCAGAAACCGCGTCAAATCAACGTTTTCGCTGTCCACGTTTTTGTCCACGTTTTTTGAAATTTGCGATTTGTCCACGATTTTTTCAAAAATTTTACAATCTATTTAAAAATATTTTTAAATTTGTCCACGATTTTTGTGGACAAAATAAAAAACGTGGACAAAAACGTGGACAAAATTTAGTCGATTTTAGCCAATTTTAGGCCTCAAAATCCTCTTCATTCTCTTCCATTCGGGCAATTTCTTCCATTTTTACACCTACATAAGTGTTCGATTCCTTCAAATATGAGTCGATTGTAGGGTCAACTTCGTTGTCATCTAGCCCAAATAAGCCAAATCCATACTCTCCATCGAAGTCATGTTTGTTCAAAGCGATACAAATAAGGCTAATTTCCTCATGGTCGTCCATATTAATCAGTCTAATTTTACCGTCATCATGTACTTCTGAGAAGCAATTGAAGAGAATATCTTGCATTACATCGTCTACGCTAATATCCAAATCAGCCGCAAGTAACTCTGAGTAATGGATAATCAACTCCGCCATGCTTACATGTTCAGGTCTAGTCCACTCGCATTCGCCCCCGAAGAAGTCCACACGATACTCACGAAGCGTCTCATGTAAGTTCGCATCATGGTAATCCGCGGTCTCATCTACGACAAACGAATAATCGAATAACCTCCAAATAACACGTTTAGCATACGTCTCAACATTACGCATACGATGTTCTTTATAAAGATGCAAAGCATCCTCTGAATTCTTATCTACTCTCATGGGTAACTTCGCATCCTCCTCTCCCATCTCATTTAACTCTGCTTCAATCTGGTCTTCCTCCGCAAGTTCCTCTGGACTTTTCTGCGTCAAAGCCTCGTTGATACGTGAGATGCTAGCCCCTTTGTAGTTCTTATGATACGCCTTAGGTTCATGCTCAGGTCCGTGTGGGTCCTTGAGAATAACCGGCGAATCAGGGTCTCCACTAAGTTCTAAATCTTCTTTGAAGTTAACTGGTGTGAAATCCTCAGTTACTTCTGGTTCTTTATTCAATTCTTCCTTTACCGTTTTATAAGCATCGTATAACATCATACAACCTTTAACGGCAAAGCCCACCGCAGTACCCGCTAAGGCACCACGGAAGATTGCTTTACTTAATAAACTCATGAATATACACTCCTTAATGTTTAACTGTATAACCCACCAGGTAATTTAACTTTATCGTAAATTGGTTTTGGTGCTGGCCAAGAAATATAACGTGATTGGTATGTTCCGTCTGGGTCTTCAACGTCTACAATGTGTTCGTATAAATCAAACCCGTCACTAATTGTCCAACCCATTGAGTTACCATCTTTAACTCTAGGAGCTCTAAACGCGTCACGCACTTGGTTTAAAAGAAGCGTACCATCACGTCCTAAAATATCGTCGCATGTTCGTCTTGCGTCAGCCACAAGTGACCCATTGTAAGACGCATCATCACGAGCGAATTCTTCAGACTCTTCAAGCCAGAAACCGTGTAAGTTGAACTTGTCTACTTTTTGAACAGTTTCAAGCTCTTGAACAACGCGCTCTTGTGTAGTAGTATAATACTCACGTTCTTTCTCTTCGCCAACATCCTCACGTACGACTTCACGATACTTGTCATACTCAAGTTTAAGTAGAGAATATGCGCTAGCTAACACTTTGAAACGACGGCTAGAAATACCCCAAGATAAGGCGAAGCATCCTAATGAAGCTAAACCTAAAGCTACTACTGGCGCTACGATTTTAATAGAACCTACAACATACGCTACTTTGTTTTGTTTTAAATCAGCATCTACTTCTGCTGGGTCGTGTCCTTCTTGGTGGTCAATGATTGTTTGTTCAGTTTCTGTGTACTTCGCTGACAACTCATCCATTTGACGTGTTGCTTTAACAGTTAATGCGATAGTACCTACAGTTCCTGCGGCTCCAGCTACAGCTAAATATGTGTGTCCATGCTTAGCAAAGTGCGTTCCAATCTTACTTCCAATTTGTACAATTTTTTCAAACATTATAATATACCTCCGTATTGTTTTTTACTGCTGCGTGATATCTATCAATATCCGCAATTTCTTCTTCTAATAAGAATCTGTTGTGTGTGATGTCCCAGATGCCACCACGGTCGAATATAAGGCGTATAAGCTCTCCTGAGCTACGGTCAATATAATCTACACGGTGGTCCCAAAACGCTCTTAAATCGTCTGTAAACGCGTAAATATAGTCAATTAGACCCATACGGATATGGACCTCCGAATTGTCGACGATTTCGAAGTGTCCTTCCGTACGTTTAATCTTAAATTTACCCATAAGTAACTCCTATCTACGTCGCATTGATAGACGTTTTGTAGGTGGGAATTCAATTACCCAGCCCTTGTCTACAGGAACAACTCGTGCTCCACCAAGACTAGTCCAACCATATGAGTCATCATAAGACCCAGTTGGGATACCAATCATATCGTAGTAATCTGCAATTGTTGCTTCACCTTTCTCAGAGATAACATCCCTTAAGTCATCGATGATGTCGTATGCATCTTGCTCTACGATGATTGCGTAATCTTTTGGACGACGGCTAGAGCCACCTGCGATAGACACATTAGAATATCTATTCGACTCACGGCTACTACGGTAAACATTACCATACTCGTAATACCCACCAGTGCGTTGACGGCTTGAATATCCACCACCGTCCACATGGAATACACTGTTGATTGCTCCGTGCAAAGCATCGGCAGCTAAGTTCTTAAGACCGGGAAGTATGATTCCTTTCATCGCACTCCCCATAGTGTCTTTTAATCCTCCTGGTCCAATCACACGGTAAACCATGCGCTCCAAAAGTGGTTTCTTTACTGGTTGTTGTTCGACTAACTCAACCACAGTTTTCTTTTCCTCAGTCATACTATGACCTCCTTATTTCTTATTGATAATGATATTAATATTATCTACTATAGGTCCTGCATATTTTGCGACCTTTTTACTACACCCCACCGCTAGAAATGCCACTACGTTCTCAAAATCGACGTATATCGCATCTTCGCCCATGAAGTTAACATATACCCCAGTCGCACCAATAGAGCCTAATTTGAGCCCGTATGACTGTTTTATGAAGTACTGTAAATTCTTTAACACTTTCATTCTATCCATATAACACACCTTATCTCATTTTTTCGTTCACTTTCATCTTATCGCAAATATCCGGGAATGATGGTAAAACTAGTACTTTCTTATTCAACGCATCATACTCACCCCAATATGAGAAATCTTTCTCGGGCCAATCTTTAGTTTGTTTAATTAGAGAGTTTAAAGGGTATCTATATTTCCCTAGTTCTTTTAGTGAGCCACTCTCAATCACAGTTTCAATGACTGAAACCCAAGATGAACTGTCTACTTCTAACCACAGTTTTCTATAGATGCCATCTTCGCTGTCGCCTTTCTTTCTAAACATTAGTTCGTATGGTCCAACTCTCTCGGATACAAACTCGATACCATGTCCGAAATAAAAGATTGTACGGTCACTTAGTCTAACAAACAAACGTCGTGACATATTTGCTTTATTAGTTTCAACAAAATATAAATTACTACTCATCACTATCATCCTCTTCTAAAAATTCTAAATATTTTTTCGCTTTCTTCAAATCTTCATCACCGTTCTTGTGTGCTTCACGGATTGTGTATTTCAACACGTTACCTTTACAGAAACCACGGAACTCGTCTTCAGTTAACGCCCCACGAATAACATCAATCGCTTCGATATCCAACCCACGTAGCTTGTAGTGGTCTGGTGAGTTGACTTTGTCAAATTTAAGATTACCCTCTTCATCGAAGTGTGCTAACCACGAGTATCTTTCAGCGTCAACGTTAAGAGGTCTAGTTTGTACGTCGTTGAAGTTGTACTCCTTACGTAGGTCATTTAGTGTTTTGTCTTTCTTGTCTAAATGGTCTTTTATAAGGTCATGGTTTAAATGAGCCTTTAGAGTATCTTCAAAACGTTCAGAAGGCGTTTTGATACCAAGAATATTCTTACGGACTTTATTCCAAAGTGACGTGAACCCTTCTTTAGGTTTTATTTCAACTTCGATTCCGTTATCATATTCTTTAATAGATACAGTTTCGAACTCTACTTTTCCTTCTTTCTCAGGTTCGCCCCAGTCGTCTCCATCAAGTGTCATATAAGGTTTATTATCCGCATATAATGTAGTTTCATTTACATCACGGTTCAATTCGGATTCAAATAGGTAATGTATCATTTTCCAACCATGACTTTCACGTACTGAGTTAGCACGAAGTTTAATATGTTCCTTATCGTAAACCGCTACATGTTTTAATTCATCCCCAATAATACGGAAGATATCTAATGTTCTATGCTTCTTATTAGGGATAATAACTCTAGATGGGAATGCGATGTTATTTACGACACCGATACCATCTCCATTACGGTCATAAGTACATGCGATGTCAGTAAAAATAGGATACCATTTCTTACCGGACACGTTAACGAATAAGATTTCGTCGTATACACAAGTGTTATAAAGACTCGCTGACCCTGGTAATGAGAAGATATCATCTACGCATAGTCGTTTCATTGTAGTTGCTGAGTTTAGCATCTTAGCGATGTCTTTAACTTTAAGTACTAATCCTGAGTCATCGTTGAAGTATTTAGAATATGTTCTATCAACCATTTCATCAAATGTGATATATCGTAAGAATTCGAAATCTTTGTATACTTTCACTCGGCGGTCGTCCGTGATATACATAGTATACGTACTGTCCCAGCTTCTAAATCGTAAAGAGTTCCAATCGGTTATTTCGTTATCACCATCAACCTCGTCCCATAGTAATACCCATTGTTGTCCGTTCATACAAGCGTATAAATCTCCACAAATAAGGCGTAAGTTATCTCGGTTCCATTCTTTTGTTTCAAATAAGTTTTTCATTAGATTTTTCCTCCAGTATCTTTAAGCCATTCTTCATGTGTTAAGTTTACAAATGCAATTCCCGCGTGAATATCTAGTGATTGTTCTTCAGCCCAAGTACTGCGTCGGATAATATCACTAGCATCGAAGCGTGATTGTGTTGTTACGTTTCTTGCTACATCTTTAACATCTCTATGACAAATAACGCCCGCATCCATTGCGTACCCATTATATACTAACCAATGTGTTCTAAGGTTATCCGTGCCTGAGACAATATCCTCAACATCAATAACCCAGTATCCATCACGGGTTTCAATTTTCTTCACCATACCCGTTAACAGATACCATGTATCACGAATAAAGACATACGCCTTATCATCTACTTGTCTAACATATTTAATTGTATCCATTATTTAGCCTCCTTAAGTCCTCTTAAATGTTTTGTAAAATCACTGTGGTTTGTAGGTAATAACTCAATCACCACAACTGGTTTACCACCTGGATTGCTTGTTACAGTGAAGTATTTCGCCTGTCTGCGCTCTCCTTCAAACCAAACGTTAAAGTCTGCGTTATCAATACCGTTTGTTACTTCTAAAAGTCTGACATCGGTATTACTGTCAAACTCGATAGACACCTGGTCATTCCCAGAGTCTAATGTCTGACTTAGACGGTAATCGTATTTGTCTAAGCCGAATGGATATTCACTCATATTTTCACCTCCTCAGAAAAATAAGAAAGGTTCGATTTTATTCAAATCTAGAAACCAACAAGGGTCTCTCCTTTCATTATAGGGTATGTTTTTGTTGCGAATTAGCACAATACTCTTGCGCTTAGTTGCATCCAGCTGGTGTCGAATATCTCTCGTTGAAACGGGACTTTCATCATCGTCTCCACAAGTACATGCCCGTTACTAATAGAATATACATCACGCATCTCCATGTTATTATGAGGCGACGCGTAATCGATATAAAATGATTTATCATCTTCCATAGTAATAACACCTTCATGTGTTAACGGACAGCTGAATACCACTTCTCTACCAAATAAGATTTGGATTTCTTTCTCTGTGGTTTTCTTTTTAAAGTTCATTTCCCCAAACCTCAATTGCCGTGGCAAATCCTAAGACTAACAAACCAACCGCCAATGCGACTAGAAAACCTTTTAATAAACCTATACAGACCACCATTAAGAACGCGATTATCCAGTATCCTAACATCACATAAACGCCCCCAGTGCAATAACGACAAGTATGATAAGTGCTAGGTACATACATCCAAGCATATCAAATATAACGCTGATGAACCATAGCACACTCATCACCATAAGTAATATTAACATAATTAAGAACGAAAACATTTAATCAGCTCCTTACAAGTAATTTTGAACGCCATACCGAACATGATTAAAGCCATGAAAGCTGCAATAGTATCGATGATAGCAAATAACACACCCCACCAAGGCATGAACGCCCAGATGATTGTGTCATTCTTAAGTGTTTCAATAAGTAACGCTAAGCGGTTCAACGGATATGCAAACATCATAAAGATATATAATAGTAACATTAATACACGTGAAATAATTTGATGTGTTTTATTCGTATTCATTGTCAAAGTCTCCTCTTTCTGTCATAACTTCTACTTCCGGTTGCCATACTAAATAGTTAAGTGTTTTGAGCCACGCTGTAGCAAATACAAGCTGTCCTAGGAAGAACACGAACCCGTTAGTTTCATGGATTGCATAGCTGATTGCTACTGTGTAAAACTCAATTACTAAAAACTCTAATGCTAATATTGACGCTACGAATGTGTAGAACGCCCATTTTTCTTTAATCTTCTCTTTCATTGTTTTCTCCTCCTTGGTTTGGCTCCTGCCCTGAAAAGACCCGGTAAAGGCCTATTATAGGTAACCTACGTTACCGAAAGTTCCATCTGCTGATTCTGTATATTGTGCTGTTGAGAAGTCAGCATCTAATGATACAAACATAAATGCTAAAGGTGTGTTAGCTGCATTATAGAAGATGAAGAACCCAACTTTGTTAGGTGTTAATTCTTTAACTTCTGTTCTAGCGATAGCTTCCCCACGTCCTGACCACCAGAATGTGTATGCGTCACGTGCATCCAAATTAAATTGGAAGAACTCATCAGGGTTTGTGAATTTTACGGTGGTACCAGTATATGATACTTCACGGATTGTTTTACCGTTGAAGATATTACCGATAAACCCATTTTGAAAAGGTCGTTGAATATAAGTTGATAATTTTTTGATTTCTGACATGTTATAGTCTCCTTTATGTTTAGTTTTTACCGGGTCCTCTCAAGGCAGGATATGGTTTTATTTTACTTTTATACCGACACGTTTGTCGCTTGTGATTGACCATACACCATTGTGTAAAGTCTCTTCGCATTGTTTTACGTACCCAAAGTCATTAATGTAGTACACAACACGATTTTTTACATGCCCCTCCACATCAGGAAAGTCGAAGCTAAAACAGCGTTTTGACTCCATGTGGAATAGGTGTTTATTTTTGTTGTTGAAACGAAATATTTTTTGTTTCTTATATCTGATTTTTGTCCATTCATCTTCAGTGATTACTTCAAATCCCGGATATAGACTAGTTGGGTCGTACATTATAGTCCTCCATTTGCTAATGATTTAAATGAGCGGGTGATACGAATTCTGTCAAACTCTTCTTCATCCCTGATTTCTTCATGATACATACGTACCGAACGCCAGAATACAGTAATTGCGTCTTTTGTTATAACGCCGTCTTTATCTGATAGACATACGAACCCTGTAGGTTTCTTCTTTACAATTTTGTTATACGGCGCATATAACCCTAGTTCGGTCTTTGTGTCTTTGTAGTTGAAATACACTACTGTGTATCCACCATCATCTTCATAAGTTAAATATCCTTTTCTCATCTTAACACTCCTTTTCTAAACAAAAAGAAGAAGCCGAAGCTTCCTCCTAAAATAGATTTTTAAATACGTTTCCAAATACTTTGCTGCCAATTACGTGTCGTTCTTCCCATAATAGGACAGTAACTGTACCTGCTAAACCTGCGACTACTTTCAATACATCGTTAGGGTTTAATTTCTTTTTCTCACCCTTAATCGAATTTAATTGTTTAAGTATGTCGTTAGATTTCTCTAAGTCTCCAGCTTCCACTGCCTCCTTATATTGAAGTTCTAACATTTCGACTGCTTGGTTCATATTTTTCTTTCCAAACATATCATCATCTCCTTTCACTATAATACATGTAATTCTTTCGGATAAAAAGAAGAAGCCTAAGCCTCTTCATCTTCCATAGTGATATCTAAAATACTTTCTGTTAAATAACGTGTACTAAAACCTGCTGCAAATAAACTTGCTACAAGTGCTGTTGTACTAATCGCTACCTTCAACCATTTATTCATAATATCATCTCCTTTCATATTAGCGTATGTAAATCTTGCGAATAAAAAGAAGAAGCCTAAGCTTCCTCAGATTTTGGTTGTGTTTTATCGCTTACTTCAACTGTAATTCCTAAAACATCTTGTAATCCTTTGACGATTGCTTTCACTCCAAATGCGAGTGCTTTACAACTCCCCCAAACGATTAAGATTCCAAATACAATTGTTGTTACCATAATAAATCATCTCCTTTCAATATAGGACATGTAAAATGTGCGAATAAAAAAGAAGAAGCCTAAGCTTCTCCACGGATTGAACTAATAATGTGTGCAAATCCATCAGTAACCAATCTTACTGCCTCCAGTACCCATTTTCCAATACCGTACCACATCAGTAAAAATGCGCCTAAATAAATTAACTCCATTTAATCACCCCTTTCATTATAAGACGTGTATTTCATGCGAAAAGAAGAAGCCTAAGCTTCTCCACGGATTTTAAAGTTCTTCTAAACCATAAAACTTCTTCATAGCTTCATCATTCTCTTCTTCGAGTTGCCGCATATATTCTTCTTCCTCATAATGCTTGTTTTCAATCTCTCTTTCAATGCTACTCATCAATGATTCTAACCATAATTCATTTTTCATTTATTTCACCTCTTTTCATAATAGCCCATGTATTACCTTCGACAAAAGAAGAGAGCTATTTGCTCCCTCCGATTCTGACATTTTTTCTTTTCTTTGTTACATGTTTATCCCATTCTTTTTCTTTTACACCTTTAATAAATCTAGGCACTAATTTAAATAATTTTGCCGTACATTTAATAATAGTAAAAATACAAATCATAATTGATGCAAATAACATAATCATAAATATCATCTCCTTTTCATTATAGGACATGTATTTCCTGCGAAAAAGAAGAAGCCTAAGCTTCCTCTAAGTCTTTAACAATTTTTGATAAAATAACGATTTTATCCAACTTCACAATTGCGTCTATAATTAAATGATTTAATAAGTCTTCAGGGTCTTCATTATTTAACAACGCGTTAAAAACCTCTTCTCTAGCTGATACACAGTGAAGATTATGTAACGTAGCTAATAATTTTAACTCCTTTAACTCCAAATTATTAATATATTTGTCAACAATGCGATATGAATCTTTAAATCTAATATTCATATTTTATCACTCCTTAAATTTTATTTTTGTTTCATTATAACCTATGTATTTCTTTAGACAAAAAAGAAGAGGAGGATTAATCCTCCAAATCTTCTTCTTCGTCACCAACAGTAACTAAATCATTAACGTCATCATTTAAGTCAACATCAACGTCTTCTTCTAAAGCGTCGTCAATAAATTCTTCTTCAGTGGCTCCTGTAAACATAATTTTTGCTGCGATAACTGTTCCTGTGGCTACGCCTACTCCAAATGGGATAGCATTACGTTTGACAAATTTAATTGCTTTGTCAGCACCTTCTTTTGCTTGTGTCCCTTTTTTAGCGAACCAGTTACGAACTTTAGTTTTCGTATCTTGAATGTCTACTTTAACCTCCGTTGTTTCCTCTACTACAACCTCTGCTTTTTTAACATCTTCTTTTGACATTTGAAACGTCCTCCTTTAAATTTATTTTGTTTTGGTGTTTCATATTAGGGCATGTAAAATGTGCGAATAAAAAGAAGAAGCCTAAGCTTCTCCAATCTTTCCAGTTTCATTATATTTTTTAGCTCGTTGACTTCTAATATACATAAGTAAACTAACGCTTGCTTCATACTCAATCGTAGTATAAATTTCATCCAAATTATCTGGTGAAAAGATAAGTCCGCTCGTTCTTTTTCGAACATCATCCTCCACCTTATAACCGTATTTCTCTACGATATAATCTTCAAGTTCATCGTGATTACCTATATTTAACATATTAAATCAACTCCTTTCATTATAACCTATGTATATTATACGACAAAAATAGAGAGCTGTGTGCTCCCTACTTGATTCGCATGATTCCTTTAACATGAACATCTAAATCTTTAATAGCATTTTTCGCTCCTTTAAAATGTTTAGCCCATTTCTTGATTCTTTGAATGGCGGCATAAGTAATCATCATACCTCCTAAAATAATCATTCCAATAACTAACCATACTAAGTTTGCTAATAATCCTACGATTTGTTCCATAATAAATCATCTCCTTTCATAATAGCGTATGTAATTAATGCGAAAAAAAGAAGAAGTAGAAACTTCTCCTTAGATTACGTTAAAGTATCTCAATAAAACCGCAACTAATATTGTTCCCGTCACAACTAACAATGAAATTACTCCATTAATTTGTGCATCTAAATTAGTTTTTAGTTCTTGATTTTCTAACTCTAATCTACGAATTTCTGCTTCTAATTCTTCATTTCTTCTATCCAATTTAATATTTTCTTCTTCTAAATGTTTAACAAATTCCATCATTTGTAACATCTCCTTTAAATTTTATTGGTTTTTCATACTATCACATGTAAATTTTGCGAATTAAAAAAATAAAGGAACCC